TTGGAACTAATAATATTTCATTATAGACAAAGAAATATCCACTATGAGGAATTTCCTCATAGTGGGATTTTTTCTATTATACTGTGTACATGATTGGCTGATTACCATTTGCTGGGTTAACGTAGTTTTCTTGTAAGAACTGTACAATCTCTTCACGTCTTGAAGCTTGCTGTTCAAGAGAAGATAACTTAAGATCAATATTAGCAAATACTGTCTCAATACCATCAAAGTGTTTTAAGTATTCAAATAGCCAAGTTGCTACATCAGCTGTAGCCAATCGTTCAAATGTTTCCATCTTAGTTGGTTCAATAGTCATTAGATTAGATGGGTGTTTAACGAATACACCTAGAGTCATTTGGTCTAGGATATTAGATACTTGACCTGCCATATTCATAGTTACACGAACCATATTAGGCGGAATGTATTCAACGTATACGTTATTATTAAACAATGATGCAATGTTTGAATATTGTTGAGATAGCATCATATCATCAAAGCTTAATGCTTTAGCTGACATAACGTATGTACCATATTGCTGTACACCAGTTCTTGTAGTATCCAAATCTTCCCACATAAGATCTTTAACACCAAGAATCTCATAATTCTCTGGAATATGTCTATCAAGAAGATAATAGTCTCCACGTTGATCGTCTTTAGTCAACAAGACTCTAATCATATGAGGGAAATATCTACTAAATGTAGATAGTGTATCTGGAATGATTACTTCACTAGCCCATTTATCTTTAGCTAGTTCAGGCGGTAATCCTAATGGCTTTGTACCTAGACGTCGTTCGATCTTATTAATGACGTCTGTCATTCTATTATATGCCATACCTATTTGCCTCCTTTAAGGGTTATTTTGGTTATATATCATAATGTTGAGGTGATAGATATTATGCGTATTTCTTATGAAGTGGCCTCTAGATTAATGAGGAAAGCTGCTATTAAAGTTTATCTTAAGTACAATGGGATTATTAATCCATCCCACCCATACACTACATTACACGTTCTGGATACTCCATTACGAGAAGATCCAGATGCATATGCAAATACATCTGTATTTGGTAAGATTAGTGTAAGCTTACCAACCATATTCAAATATGGTGAAGATGAAGATACTATAGAACGGTATATAACTAGAGTCACTGAGATTACTTTACATGAGTTATCTCACTGTGAACAGGCTCTAGACATTTATCAATTACATTTCCAGAATAGATTGGTTGATAAATGTGAAGCAGAGAATGAGTATAGAACTGGTACATTTATGCTTAATAGGTTAGATGAATTAGCTAAACTATTAGGCTACCAAATAGATGTAGACTTTATAAAGACTTATTATGTAGACGAGTATTCTGATCATAAGAACTTTGTCTACAGAAATCCTGCTACATATCCTATATATTTGAACTATGTAATGCTAGGGGATATGACTAATATTCCTAGAGACTGTGATCTCTATACAGGATTAAAAGAATTTGGTGATTTACCAGTAAGACGTAATGGTATATATGTACCATCCCATAAACTCTTTGAGTACTATGGTGAAGTCTATGACAACTACTGGCCTATGGGTTGGAGATTTGTAACTCCAAATAAGATAGTTTTGATAGTAAAACCTAGGTAGAGTCATTGACTCTACCTAGATTCTCTTTTATTTTTTTCTTAGAAATTCTTTTCAGCGTAGTTTCTAATTTCTTTTAAGATATAGTCTTCAGGTTTCATAACCAATGTAGAACCATCTTGGTTAAACATTTGGATTGTACCCTCTTTGGTAACAGCAACGCTATCATAAGAGCTAATACCAAATGCTTCTGCCATAATATCTAAGTTAGCAGATTCAGTTTTAATGAAATCTTTAACTTGTGGGCAGTTAGTAATAGGGATAATAGAACCTTGGTAAGATTCTTCTACTATAACTTGGTTACTATTTATAGAAGTTGTATCTACATCAGCAGATTCAGTAATAAGTTTTTCTACGTAAGCTACTTTATGGGAAGGGTAGATTACACGGTCCCAAGTAATAACTTTAATATTTTTTACATAAGACTTACCACCATTAACTTGCATAGTACCTAGAGCACGTAAACTGAAAGATGGTTTTTCTCCATCCATAAGGTCTCTATTAAAGTAATCACCGTATTGGTTATTAGTACCAGTAACGTGAGCTTTAATAAGATTACCCTCATTCCAGAGTTTAAGATATTTACAGCAAACTAATACTGGATCGATAGTTTGTTGACGGGATAACTCTTGGCTCATAGGGTGACCCAATTCACCTTTAAGATTACCAGTTTCAAGAAGCTCCATAGCACGACTAGCACGCAATTCTGGCAATAAGTCATTAGGTAAGTAAATACGTCTATTACGGTTTTGTACACCTAAGTCTTGTAAAATAGTTTGAGCAATGATCTTACCATTATTCTCAGACACAATTTCAGAAGATGCGATAGCCATAGGAGCTTCGTGGATAATGTATGGGATGTTTTTAATGGACATCTATATAGTACCTCCGATTCTTCTTATGGGATTAAAATTAACTATATGTTTCCCTTATAAGTGCATTCTGGGTAAATTAATTAGAGAACCTATATATAATCATCAATTATTCATAGAAAGTGAGGGTAAAACGTAAAAATGCTAAGACGACTAAGACAACGTAAAGCATACTTAGAAAGTAAGCGTAAACCTAGTGGGGTTATCATGGCTTATGCTTATGAGAAAGCCAGGAGAAATCCTACAGAGGAAAATTTGAAAATTGCAATCGAGAACCATTTAAACTTGGATGCTAACTTAGATGAATCAGTAGCTAAATCTATTGGTTTATATCTTGATGCATTAGAGATTAATAACCCTGTACATGTAAAGAAATACTTTGGCCGAGTATTAGAAGGTGTACGTCGAGTACAAGATCCTGAACGTATCCGTAGAAGTATGAAGAATATTCTTGCTAACCGTACGGATGCAATCAATGAAAGTACTGAACTTACTAAGCATCAAAAGAATGCTTATATCCATGCTGTAGAAAAGATTCTTAATGAAGCCAATGCTCTATGTACATATGACCGAGTTATTAAGAATCATACAATGATTAATAAACGTTTCAATACAGATAAGCTTATCTTTGAGAATGTATTCAATGAAGTACAATCTAAAGTATATGCTATTAAATTTGCTGAGCTGATTGATACTTACAAACTTCCTATCGAAGATAAGTATAAGATCACTCTAGAAAACTATTTCTATCTATTAGATAAGTATAACTGTGATTATGATAGATATGCTGTGCTAGAAGCTATTACAGGATACTTCTTCGTTAGAGATACTGATAATGTATTACAAGAAAGCTTTAGAAAGATTATCAAGCATTCTTCCGTGGTTACAGAAGCCACTGAAGAAGATACTGATCATATTGATAAAGACTTCTACGATGATAGTGGTAATGAATTGCTCCGTAGTAATATTATCCGTACTTGGAGAGCATTAAAACTAGACGGTGAAACTGGTTATAAATATAAAGAGTTTGTTATCAACTCTACTAAGCCAGAAGAGTTTGCTCTAATTCTATCCAAGAGCCTAGTTCTATCTGACTATATTCGTAAAGAAATCTTTGATCTTGTAGTAACTAAAATATCTTCTCTCCAAGAGGGTTATGATTACAATCAATTAGTAGCTATCTTCAAAGGTTATGTAGAAGAATTAGAACGCCGTGATATGAAAGAATATCTTTATGTATTAGGTGAACTATACTATGCTTTGGAATGTGATATCAAAGGTATCTTCACTACACCTAGTAAGGCTAATCTAGATACTGTAGAAAAAGTACATATGGAAATGAGTTTCTTAGATACAGTTAAAGCTATTGGTGTAAAACTAGATAAGAAACTTACTGAGCTATCTGATAACGAAAAGATGGCTAGCCGTACTTTTGATGCCGCTATTAAGAACTTAATGTCTGCTGTAACTAAAGATACAGAAGATAATGCTAGGGAAGAAGTTATTGCTGATAAGTTTATCCCTAAAGCATCTACTATTATTAAGCTTGCTATCACTACTGGTGTATTATATATGGTAGCACCAACTTTATCTGTAATTGGTTTATTCGGATGGTGGGTAACTAGACGTCAAGCATCTGCTGATGAACGTAGAAAACTTATGGATGAACTAGAAATTGAAATCAATATGTGTAACCGTTATCTTAAAGATGCCGAAGAAAAGAATCAATTAGAAAAGATTCGTAATCTTATGAAGATTAAACAAAAACTTATCCGTGAAAAAGAAAAGCTTGGATATACTATGGTAGTTAAACATGGTGAGGCTATCAGTAAGTCTAAAGATGAGGATGATTAATAATGAGCTTGTTTAAATCAGAGATAGATCATCCATTATTTTTTAGTGATGATGATATATATGTAAACTTTGATAGATTTGACCGTGGCAAAGGATTCAATGTATGCTTTATACTAGGTTATCCAGCATCTGGTAAAACAACCTTATCATTCAAATTAGCTAAAAAGTATAATGCTGAGTTATTAAACTTAGATGCTATAATTTATCCACAAGATGCTGATTGGTTAGTTGATTATTGTAAGAAACACTATAAAACCTTTTATGAGTTTATTAAAAAGAATCCTGCATACCTAAAGTTCATTAATACATATTCAAGAGTATTTGCTGATGGAGAAGACCCTATGACTCCAGAAAAGAAACAGCTTACTATTGAACGTAGAAGATGGATTATTAAGATAATTGAATTCTGTGTCTCTAAACCACATAAGATAGTCATAGAAGGTGTAGATTTGTATCCTATATTTACAGTAAACCCTGAACTATGTGAATATCCTATAATTATTAAGGGTACTAGTAAACTTACATCAATGCTTAGATATGTAAAACGGGACCTTGATTCTGGGAGAATACAAAATGTATTAGACTTAATAGAATGGTATGGGCAACAGTCAACCAAGTTAAATGATTTTAGAATACATATGAGAGTTTTTATGAAAGGATAATATATGGGATTCCTTGACGAACTAACTAATTCTATTATCCTTGAAGCAGAGGATAATAAGAAGAAAAAAGATACCCCTGCTGAAGATGATGATACAATGGAACCAGATGTTCCTGAAGATGGAGATGAAGTTCCAGAAGATGATGATACTCAAGAAGAACCACCAGCAGATGATACCGCTGATGACGACACCGATGACGATGTTGAACCAGATGATTCTGATGATGAAGTTCCTACTGATGACGATGATACTGATACCGGTGATGGTGATACAGATGGTGGGGATACTGCAGATGATGCACCAGAAGATGATGGAGTAGAGCCTGACGAAGGTGATGATATTCCAGCTGATGATGACGGTGGAGACACTGCAGATAGAGCTGCTGATGGTGGTGACGATACTGGTGATGATATTGAGCCTGATACATCCGAAGACGGTGAAGATGTACCAACCGAAGATGGAGATGATGCTCCAGACGCTGGCACTGATGATACTGGTGATGATACAGGTGACGGTGATGATATCGAACCAGATTCTGGTGAAGATGGAGATGATATTCCATCCGAAGATGGTGAAGATGTACCTGATGCTGGAGGAGATGATGGTGGAGATGCTGATGACTCTGGAGATGGTACAGGTGATGCTGGTACTGATGATGGTAGTACTAGTGGAGACCCTAAACTAGATACTGATATCAAAGCCATTGAAGATAACCTTTTCAACAATCTAAAACCAGAACAGAAAAATATAGCAATAAAAGAACTTAAGACTAGATGGATGGATTTGTATGATCAAATTAATCGATTTATTACTAAGATCGATTACATTGCTAAGACCCCAGACAATATCAATATAGTACTACGTGTGACTAAACTTACTCAACAATTACGTGATACAGTTGAACACTATATCATTAATACGTTTAGCACTAAGTCTTATATTGAGAATAAGTCTGAACTATTTTATTCGCTGCTTATATTAGATAGACTTGTCAAACTACTTGCCACTACAGTTAAAGAAGACGATACAGAAAAAACTGAGTGACCAGTCTGCCCTGTTTAGCTAATATAACAATATATTAAAATGCGCTAATTTGAGCATTAATGTTTAAATTAAACTATCCTGAAAGGAGACTACAAATATGCCAGTTGTAGGTAATCAATCTAGCGATGTTGTATCCAGCCGTTCTTTCCATAAAGGTGCTGAATACGAATTCGCTAATGCCATTGTAGAAATGGCGGAAAATATCGCAAGCGAAACACAAACAGACTTCTTTACTGAGTCTGCTCGTTTAATGCGTAATAAGGACGCTGCTCGTGCCCTTAAAAACTTCTTCGTAAATGAATCTGCTGATGCAGACGAATTTGCTGACAACCCAGCAGGTCTTCGTGACCACGAAATGATGATGGAACAACTTTTCGAAAACGACCGTCAAGGTATCTTGGAATATGCTTCCATCGGTTCTTACAACCCTGTAATGGGTCTTGTGTTACCTTTACACAAAAATATGATGATGAATAACGTTTTCGATAAAGGCGTTATTCCTAAAGCTGTAGCTAAAACTCCTAAGTTCACTTTGAGCATGGAAGTGCGCAAAATGATCGGTGTTGATGGTACTGAAATCGATATGTTCACAGAACAAAATCGTATTTTCGAATTGATGGAATCTTCTGCTCCTACACGTCGTGTATTCGTAGAAGTTAACCCAACTAAACCTATCATCCCTGGTGGTGCTGACGAAAAAGCTATGCGTGAATCCTTGAACTTGGCTCTTTATGGTGCTAAAGATGGTTTCAACAAAGCTTATGATGCATACTCCATTACTACAGCTATCACTGGTATCGTAATCGACGGTACTAACGCTCATGATGGCGATGCTATCGTAGTTGACTCCAAAGCTGTAAATGCTGCTGGTGAAACTTACAAAACTGTAGGCGTTAAAACTGCAGCTAATACTGGTGACTTGGTTATCGCTATTAGCCCTCGTCGCTTCGAACCTGGCTATGGTGAATTGGACCGTCAAATCACTACTAAATTCAACTTCGTAAAACCTGGTACTACAGACGTAGTTGAAGGCTACATCACTGGTTACACTAAAAACAATCAATTCATGATTTCCTGTGTTGGTTCTGCTGACATCAAAGGTGTAATCATCGATTCCAAACGTGACACTTCCAACGCTATGATCGATACTCCATCCGTACGTTGGGATGCTGTAACTCAAATCGTAGAAATCCCTAATGCTAACCCTATCAACGTTCCTATTTCTCCTGAAGAAGTAAAAGACGTTCAAGCATTATACAACGTTGACCAATTGTCCAAAACTCTTGGCTTGATCAAAGACGTATTGGGTAACTACAAAGATGACAAAATCCGTAAAGAATTGGACTTGTCCTTCAAAACTATGCCTGCAGCTAACAAACTTGCAGCTACATTCGACTTCTGCCCACCAGACACTTATAACATGGATCCAGTAAACTGGAGACGTACAATGTTCATGGACCAATTAGATATGTATGTAACTACATTGCTCCAAGTATTGAACGATCCTAACGTAACTGTTTCCGTTATCGGTGCTCCTGCATTGATTCGTCGTATTACTCCAGTAGAATACACTTACCAATCCCCATCCAGCATTGGTCCTGTAGAATTGGATTACAAACGTACAGTTGTAACTTCCGACAAACGTGTTTACAACTTCGTTTCTTCCGACAAACTTCGTAACGATTCCAACTTGATCATCGTATTGAACCCTCGTAACACTGACCGTGTTATCTACACTATTTACGATTATCAATTGTACTTATCCAACGAAATCCGTAACAAACAAAACTACGCTCTCCCAGCTGTACATGCGTTTGAACGTTTCCACTTCTTCTCCTATCAACCAGTACAAGGTCGTCTTCGTATCTTGAACGCTTCCGGTCTTCGTGATACAGTTCAAAATACTAAACCTGTAACTAAAGATTACAACGAACGTTACGACATGAACGATCATGGTTTCTATGATTCCATCCGTCATGATGGTACTAAAGTTGTATCCCCAACTGGTTACCCTTACCCTGTAAAATACGACTTGGCTTCCAACCCTCATTCCTACTCTGTAGAAGCTGAATTGACTCCAGCAGCTCAAGCAGCTAAAGCAGAATTGGATGCTATGCGTGCAGCAGGTGTAACTTCTAAAGTTGAACCATTCGAATTGGATCGTGTAGTTCGTGAAACTGAAAAATAATATCCACATTCAGTAATACTATGCTGATGGTGAATTAGTATAGCATTCGTGGTTTATTGTAAAAGAGCAGGCCTATAGACTGAGAGTCTATAGGCTCACTCTTTGTTTTCACAAGGGGATAAGAATGGATAAAGCAAAAACAAATTATGATTTTAATGATCTCTTAACTATAATTGATTCGTTAAAACAAGATGCTGATCCTGATGTCCTTCGAAACTTTGCATATGAATTAAACATGTTCTTCAGAGATGTCAAATGTGAGGGTGTCTTATACACTAATAACACAGACTTAGACTTCTTTGGTGTGTACGTACAACCAGTCTTAAAAGAAAAGGATGTATATCCTTTACTTATATCTGATTATACTACTACTATTGAGAAGTACTACGTTGAATTGGACTCTAAACTATTTAATCCATTGCTAGGTTTGACTAATAGAGAGATCCTCGCTATTATTCTACATGATATAGGTTCAATGATTAACTCATCTGGTCCAATAGATCGTGCTGTAAAAGAGATTGATTTGTATCTTGATACTACAAATGATGTACTACGTACTACAGACAATGTAAACTATGTAGCTATACTTACATTTGGATTGAAAGACTTACTACATAAATTAACCTCAATCTTCACGGCGGACTTGACTAGCAACGTTGCTATTGATGACTTTATTATGTCTTGTGGGTTCATTAACGAACTTAATAGTGCTATTAGTAAACTCAAAAAGTTTGGCTACTTAAACATGTTCTCCGAAGGTGGTTCTCCTTCTGCGATTATTGCATGGACAATCCGGATCTACAATGATATCAAAGGTCAACGTATCCGTACTATACGTTTACTACGTAAAGCTGCTTCTTACACTCCAGTACGTTTAGTTAAACGTGAAATGAATCATATGATTACTGCGTTATCTAGAATTGATGATTCTTCTATCTTAGAATCTGTATTTGACGACGTTAAAATGAAATACCAAAGTATGACCAAGAAATTCACAATGTCTTCTATTAAAGACATTGAGGAAGACTATTATGATTATGCTGTCACTCTTCAAAACGTTAATGACGAGGACGATGCTCTATTACTCTTGCATAGAATTAATAGTCGTATGAGCGTTATCGATGGTATTCTTAATGACGATAATCCTCAAATCTCTGACAGAGAACGTAAAGCATTCGCTGATTTATATGAACGATATAACAAATTGCGTAATGACGTTGTAGCTAAGAAAGTATATAAACGTAACTATCGACGTATTTATGTAAACTACGGCGAAGATGACTAATAACAAAACAGGTTCTACCATAGAGCAATGCTCTATGGTAGCCTATTTTTATCTAAGTAGGAAATTATAACTGGTATAACACATTCGTAATCAAAATTAAGTTAGATTTTCTATAGGAGGAAACTTAAAATGGCTCTAGGACAATCATTATTTAACACACGTAAAGCTGGTAATGGTAGCAACAATCGTTCTGTAAACGTATACTGTGGTTATCGTTTCCGTATGCCAGATGGTAACAAGGATAAAGCACCTACTGGTATTGATATTTCTTATTGGAATAATATGCTTAAACTTACTATTGCTCATTTAGTTAAGTCTAATGGTAACAATGGTGAGTACTATACAATGGACCGTGACAACCGTGCTGATGCATTCTTGACACCAGTTAAAGCACGTATCTTGGCTAATGAAATCCGTAAGTTCATTGATGCTAATGGTGCTATTAAATCTGCTGGTGTAACTACAGGTAAAACACTTGTAACTGTATCCACTGGTGAAGAATTCGAAGTGGCTAAAGCAGACTTCCCATGCATTACAATTCGTAAGTTCTCTGATGATGCATCTAAAATTGAAATGGAAATCTTCTATGAAATCAATGCTGATTACTATTTCGGTGTACACAACTTCAATCGTGATGATATGGATGGTGAACACAATACAGATGATTACAAATACATTGAATTAGAAAACTTGATTACTATCTTAGAAGACTTCTATAATGGTATGGCTTATGGTAGTGCTTATGCATCTGCTCGTGCAGTATATGACTACTCTCCAGTTGGTAAATTATTGAATGATTTATCTGGTGATGGTAATAGTTCTTCTGGTTCTAATACTATGAATAACTCTGGTGGGTTCTCTAACGGCTCTTTAGATGACTTATAATAGATAGAAAAGATATAGGGAATGGTCTAAGACTATTCCCTATTATCCTATGAGGTATTATTATGTCTGAAATAAAAGCAATCTTTGAATTTGAGATGCTATTTGATTTGGATTATACATTAGCAACTCTAATACAAAGATACTATGGTAAATCTAAATACTTTGACACCGTATTAGAAGAAGACCCTATAAGTCTTAGATTGCTTCTTCTTACTAGAACAGAGAAGAATCCTATCTATATACTACTTAAACCAGAATATAGAGATTCTGCTGATTCTTTATATGAAGAACTTAAAGAAGAGTTCTCTATGGAATTGTATCTCAGACGTAATATATACTTTACAGAATTCTATAAGTTCTTTTCTGTATTGATTAAGTCTGATGGTGCTGTAGCTGATATCGGGGTTATAGTTAATAATAAGAAAGAAGAAGCTATTGTAAGAGAACTATCTCCATTGATTAGGGTATTTGATTCAAAAGAGATAGCTCGTAATGATTATGATGCTTTGTATATAAAAGATAAAGATACAGTTGGACTTATAACCCCTAGGGTTGAAGGAAAGACTATATTTTTAGCTAATTATGGATTCAATCTAACCACTATAGGTGAAGAAGAAAGTCCTGACTTAGAATTTATGGAAGAGTATAGTGATGATAATGCAATATTTACAGTAGACATATATTCTTCAGTGGTTAAACCTGTATAAATTAAGGAGGAAGAAAGATGCAAATTCTTTCTAATATCGTATCTAAAGATAGTCTACACGAAACTAATCTTAAAACGTTAAAGATTATCCGTGATTCTATATTAACTTCTTTTGGTCCTTATGGTAGTGCTACTCAGATTATGCAAACTGACGCTACACCTAAGTTCACTAAAGATGGTAATACTATTCTTAAGAATATTAAATTCTTAGGTCAAATCGAAAGTAGTCTAGCAGACATTATGGTTGATTTGACTAATAACGTTGTCAAAGAAGTAGGTGATGGCACCACCTCTGCAACACTTCTTGCGTACAACATTTACAAACGTTTTGTTACCAAAGAAGAACCTAACTTCATGGCAACAAATGGAGCGGGAAATATCAAGATTTATGATGATGAGCTTAATAATGTACCACCAGTTATGATTGAACGTACATTCAAAGCTATCGTAAAAGAGATTAATGAACTTATTGTATCTCGAGCTAAAGAAGCTACTCCTGATGATATGTATCGTATTGCCAAAATCTCTACTAATGGTGATGAAGACTTATCTCTTATCATCGCTAATATCTATAAAGAGATGGGTAATGAAGTATTTATCACAGTTAAACACTCTTCTATCGATGAAGACTATACTCGCACATATGACGGTATGACTATTAACACTGGTTATGGTGATAAAGTCTATGTAAATAACAAAGAAGGATTTGCTGAATTAAACCATCCACAAATCTACTTCTTTGAAGACCCTGTAGATACACCAGAAATGATTGGTTATGTACAAAATATTATCATGCGTAATATTATGGATCCAATCAAAGCTAATGATATTAAGGGTATGATTCCAACAGTAATTCTATGTCCTAGAACTACTCGTGATATTGATACTACTATGGATGCTGTAACTGAAGCTATCTATAAATATCGTTCCGCTGGTATTCAAATCCCATTCTTATTTGTACCTAATATTACAGATAAGAATATGATTCTTGACTTAGCTCGTCTATGTAATGCTACGACAATCAAGAAGTATGTAGACTTGTCTATTCAAGAAGAAGAACAAAAACAAGGTCTTGCACCAACTAATGAAACAGTACATGATTTCTTTGGTTGCGCTGATGCTGTAATCTCTGATTTCAGTAAGACTAAGATTATCAATCCTTGTGAAATGTACAAACAAGGCACTACAGAATATAGTGACTTATATCAAGGTATGATTGATCATGCTGAACGTGAAGTTGCTGAAG